ATAGATCCTGTACTTGTAACTAAAACAGCTTTAAAAAATGCGGTTAGCGTTGCTACAACAATATTTTCAGCAGATTGTGTAATTAATAATATTCGAGTAAATGAAAGCAATTAATTACTACGTCATAGTTGAAAAAATAAAAGAGCCGCCAAAAAAAGTTGGTGGGTTAGAGCTTACAGAAAATCAAAATGAAGATGTAAGATATTTGAAGGGCAAAGTAGTATCAGCTGGGCCACTAGCTGATGTCCTTGAAAAAGATGATATAGTCCATTATGATAAAGTTGCCGGTCACGGTATTGAACTTAATGATAAACTATATTACGTATTAAAACTTGGAGACATAGTACTAGTAGAATGAAACTAAGTGCTAGTGACATAAAAGATTTAAATTTATTAAAATACTACAGGCTCATTCGTAAATGGGCCTGTAAAAGTTATAGCCTAAGCGATGCTGATTTAGAACTTTTAATATATTTAGATTGCAAAAAAAGATTTACACGTAATGATTTTATAGATGGGACTTATACTTATTCATGGGATAAGGATAGATGGGAAAGATTAAGAAGAGATGGATGGATTGAAGTGTGGAGACATCGGAACAGGACTACAATTAAATATAGTATATACAAAACTTCTTTTAAATGTTCACAGTTAATATCAAGAATATATAGAATAATGTTAGCTGAAGAAGATTTACCTACAAGTGAAAGAAGTAAATTTTATAAAAACAAATCGTATACAGACAAAGTTTATAATAAAGCTATTGACGATATGATTAAAGATAAAGATCGTTAAACAATTAAAAATTAAAGTTATGCCATACGGAAAACCCATGCAATATAAAAAGAAAGCAAAAGCGTCTAAGCCGAAAGCTAAAAAGAAAAAAGGGAAAAGATAATGGAAAAACAACTCTCAAAAAAACAACAATACATAGCTAAGCAAGCTGCACCGTTTGATAAAATTACTGGTGATGACTTTAAAAAGCTAAAGCTTATTAAAAAAAGAAAGGTATGAATTTTAAAAAAGGTAACTTTGTAAATCCAAACAATGGATTTAAACAAGGAGAATTTAAAGATTTTGGAACAATCAATGAAGCACCTAGTAAAGTAACTAGCTTTATGAGGCAATTTAGAAATAATCCAAAATATTCTTTTGCAAGAAATTTATTAACAGGATTAACATTTGCGCCTATAGTTGGCACAGCTGGCAAAATCGGCGCTGGTGCTTTAAAGATTTTTAAATCTAAAACAGGCGTTAGTACTGCTAAAACTATTGGTAGTAAACTTCCATCAAAATCAAGTACAGAAATTATAAACAATAGAGTTAATCAAAATATAAAAGAACTAACAAAAGACGTACCGGTTATTGGTACTAATAGAACAATGAAAGTTCCACTTAGTTCTGATACTAAAGGTATATCATTTGTTAACCCTAGAATTAGTTTGACTGCGGCAGAAAGAAGAGCGGCAGGATATTAATTATGGCAAGTAAAAACGCACCATCAAGAAAAAAGTCTAAAGGCTACTACGCTAAAGTTAAAAAGGGTAAGGGAAGAGGAAGTAAAGCCGGTGGTGGTATGACTAAAAAAGGCGTTGCTAAATATAGAAGAGATAATCCAGGAAGTAAACTAAAAACAGCAGTTACTACACCTCCATCTAAATTAAAAAGAGGAAGTAAAGCCTGGAAAAGACGTAAATCATTTTGCGCTAGATCTCGTAGCTGGACAAGCGAAAGAGGTAAAGCAGCAAGAAGAAAATGGAATTGTTAATATTATGAAATCAAGAGGACTTGGCGATGACATCGCAAAATTTACAAAAGCAACAGGAATTAAAAAAGTAGTTGATTATACTTCCGCTAAACTAAATATACCATGTGGATGCGAAGGAAGACAAAAAGCTATGAATATGATGTTCCCTTATAGAAACAAAGAAAATTAAAAATTATGGCATTCTCATTCACAAAAACAGGATTTGGTGGATTTAGTGATCCGAAGACTACAGAAGATAAATTAGTTAATGTTTCATCATCATCAACAGTAGAAAAATTAAAACCTAAACCAGGATATCTTACAGGTGGTAGAAAAATTACATATACTATAAATAAAACTTTTTCTAATTCTGCTAACAATACTTATTCAGGTAGCGATTCATTTAAAACTGCATTTAGGAAGGCTAGGTCATCAGGCTTATCTACTTTTAATTTTGGCGGTAAAAGTTATACAACAGAACTTAAAGTTCCAAAAACAAGAACTGAAACAAGTAGCATTACATCAGTAATGGAAGGAATAAAAGCTAATCCAATAAATATTACAGCACCAACACTTATGAAAAGTCCTAGTACTACTACTACAAATAAGATTATTCCACCACCTCCACCACCGAAACCCCCAAAAAGAAGAAAAAGAAAGAAATTTAAATATACCAAAGTTGGTAAATTTATTCAGAGTATAGGTGATATTCGATTAAGACCGCCTAATTTAAGATTGCGTTTAGGTAGCAATAAAAAAGTATGTGGCTGTAAATAATTAAAAACAATAAAATAATACAAAATTATGGCATTTTCATTTACAAAAACAGGTTTTAATGGTTTCAATGACCCTGGTACAGCTAAAAAAATACGGATGAATATTTTATCTATTAATCCTCTTTTTAGAAAAGTAGGAGGTGCCGATAATCAAGGTTATCCTTTTTTAAATAGTAGATTTTTTACTAATGAGACTGGAATGAAAAATCCAATGGCTGGTGGCTACACAGGGCCTAGAACAAGGAGTAAAGATGAAAAATTTACAATAGAACAAAATATTAAAAGTTACTATGGCGGTAATGCTAGAATGAGACAATTAGCAGAAAAGCAAGCAAAAAGTTCTTTTAAAACTTATGAAATGCTAAATAAAAATTTGTATAAAGCTAGTAATATATTTGAAAAAAATCCTTTAAAAGCTAATACATTATTCAAAGAGTCAATTGACAAGGCTTTTGAAATGCACCGTGAAAATAGTTATGATTTTAATATTTCGGTTAATAATGCTAAAATGATAAAAAAATTCGCTTCTGGATTTTTAGCACCACAAGTTGCACCATTATTTAGAAGTTACAGATAATATGAGTAAACCAAAGAAAAAATTTGCTGAAACTACTGTAGGTAAACTTTTGTTTGGTGCGGCCTCTATGGCTAATCCAGCATTAGGTAATATACTTAAAGGTGTAACGTCACCTCAAGAAGCTATAGCTGCTATCGGCAAATCAGACGTAAGCGCTGATGAAAAAATAAAATTACAACAATTAATATACGAGCAACAGAATAAAGAAATGGAGTCTATCACTTCAAGGTGGCAAGCGGACTCCGCATCAGATTCGTGGCTTTCAAAAAATGTACGTCCATTAGTTTTAGTATGGTGTATTGTTATATTCTCACTAGCGGGATTACTTGATAGTGTAGATTCAATACCGTTTCATATAGGAGAAACATGGAATGACACTTTTGAAAAGGTCATGATGGCCGTCGTTCTAGCCTATTTCGGTGGACGTAGTGGAGAAAAGGTTACAAGTATATTTAAAAAATAATAGCAATGCCTAGAATAAAAAATATAGATATAGACGGTACTATAACCAGTGGAGATAAATTACTAGGTACTGATATTGATGGAACAACGAAAAATTTTACCGTTGGAGCTTTGGCAACATTTTTCCAAAGTACACAATATGTGCATAATCAACCATCAGCTTCGGCTACATGGACAATAGCACATAACTTAAATAAATTCCCGAGTATCGTTATAAAATTTTCCACAGGGGATTACGTAAATGTTGGTGCAATAGGAGGAGTAACCTACACCGACGCAAATAACTTAACAATAAATCTCGCGGCTGCGGAAAGTGGCATCGCATACTTAAACTAAAAAAAAATGGCAATACCAATTTTAAATCACTTAGACTTAAGAAGTGTATCGGAGCTGCAGAATGCAATACTCCATAAAACAACTACCGGCTCTGCAACGGATGTAGAAGGTAAACTTATATATGACACTAGTTCAAACTCTCTTAAATTTTACAATGGAAGTAACTGGCTAGAATTAGGAACATCAGGTGGTTCTGTAACTTCAGTTGGAATAACTGATGGTTATTTAATAGACTCAGCGGGTGGCCCGATAACAAGTTCAGGGAATATTACGATAGATGTTGATTTATCTGAATTAACAGACATGACAGGTGCAATAACAACATCTGATGAGGTTGTTGTTAACGATGTATCTGAAACTGGAAAAGCTCAAGGTAAAAGAAAAGCATGGTCAGAAATTATATCTGACTTATCTATTCAAACAGGTACTATAGTTGTAGACGATATTGGAACTGGTGCGATAACAACTGCTAAATTGGCTGCTGATGCAGTAACAGCCGCTAAATTAGCTGATGATGCTGTTGTTACAGCTAATATAGTTGACGCTAACGTTACTACAGCAAAAATTGCTGCAGATGCTGTTACGGCAGCAAAACTAGCAGACGACGCAGTGGTAACCGCAAATATTACAGACGCAAATGTTACAGCCGCTAAGCTAGCAACTAACGCTGTTACAACTGTTAAAATTACCGATGGAAACGTTACAACTGCTAAAATAGCCGCGGATGCTATTACTTCAGCTAAAATTGCAGATGATGTAGTTGATTCAGAACATATTGCGGCTGGCGCTATTGATACCGAACACATTGCAGCAGATCAAGTAACATACGCTAAAATACAAAACGTTGCAACAGCAAATAGAGTATTAGGTTCTACATCAGCAGATGGTATAGTTGCTGAAGTTCAAGTTGCAACAGCTATGATTGCTGACGACGCGGTAACTACTGCAAAAATTACTGATGCAAATGTAACTACAGCAAAAATTGCAGCTGATGCAATAACTGGGGCTAAAGTCGCTGATGACGCAATTGATTCAGAACATCTTGCTGCAGGATCTATTGACACTGAGCATATTGCTGCTGGTCAAGTAACAACTGCCAAAATAGCTGATGATGCAGTAACAGGCGATAAACTAGCAAATGATATTACAATTGCAAACGATTTAACTGTTACAGGTGATTTAACTGTTTCAGGTGATACAATAACAGCTAGCGTTGGAACATTAGATGTAGAAGATAAAAACATAACATTAAATAAATCAGCAAGCGATTCTAGCTCAACAGCAGATGGAGCAGGTATTACTATTCAAGATGCGGTAGATGCTTCTAATGATGCTAGTATGACTTGGAACGCTTCGGGTGATAAATTTGTATTTTCACATCCAGTTGATGTAACAGGTATACTTACAGCTACAGGTACTTCAGTATTTACTAATCTTGATATATCAGGTGATGTTGATGTTGATGGTACTTTAGAAACAGATGCTTTAACAATTGGTGGTACTGCAATAGCAGAAGTAATAAATGATAGAATTGGTGCTGTAGTTGACGCAGGTGAAGGTATTGATGTTACTAACGATGACGCTGCTAATACAGTTACTATTTCTGCTGAAGACTCAACGGCTTCTAACAAAGGTATTGTAATAGTTGACGCAGGTGAGGGTATAGATGTTAGTTACTCTTCCGGTACTGCAACTGTTTCGGCTGAGGATTCAACTGCTTCTAATAAAGGTGTAGTAATAATTGCTGAAGGTGATGGTATTGATGTTGCTTATTCTTCTGGTACCGCAACTATTACTGCTGAACAAGCTACTGATGATAATGTAGGTACTGTTGAATTAGCAACAAAAGCAGAGGTTCAAACAGGTACTGATACGGGTAGAGTTGTAACATGTGATACTTTAGCCGCTAAATCTGTACATGCTACGATAGATGTTTCTAACGGTACATTTACTTCTAATTTATATGCTGAAATAGACCATAACTTAGGTACTGAAGATGTAATTGTTCAATTATTTGATTCTAGTACAAAAGAAACAATTTTTGCTGATGTAGCAAGAACAAATAAATCAGATAGTGCATCAACAAGATATGTTAAAATTAGTTTTTCAGCTGCTCCTTCAAATGATGTGGAAGTTTTAATTACTTCAATTAACGGATCAACCGCTGGTTCAGTAGCTTATTCATAACAATTAAAATACAGCGGCACTTCGGTGCCGTTAGTGTTTATTTAAATATATTTAGATGGCAAAAAATAGCATAAATTTTTATAATGAAATAAAAACGCATGGGCACAAAGATAATATTGTAAATGTTAGTGCCAGCAGTGGCAATAAGCTTTTGATTAATCTTGATAGAGGTGCTAATGTATATGATTGTGCTGTTCCTAACGTAGCTAACGTACAAATTGAATTTGATTATGATGGATCGCACGACCCACTTGAAACTAGAAGTATAGGTATGAGTGGTACTATAATTTTACAAAACCCTGCTGATGCAAGTAGTTTAAGTTTTCATAGTACAACACCTATTGTAGGTTCTATAATGACACCAGGTGGTGGTAACCCTTCTTTCAATACAGATAACGGTCATATTGCTGTAATAACTTTTACTATATTCAGTAGAAATGTAGATAGTAACCCTTATGCGTTGATAAATTATGTAGGTGGATTTGAAGCTTAAAAATTAGTAGAATGAGAAACTTTCTTGGATTTAAAATAGACACTTGGGGTACAAGCACGACAAGAAGCACAACTACTACAAAGAGTACAAGTAAAACTACAACATTTAGCACTAGTAAAAATACTACAAGAACTACTATAACTGAATATGTTCCAGGTACTATTACAATATATAATACTTCTACAACTACAACCGAAAGCAGGAATACACAAGAACAAAGAATAACTACTATTAGTACAAGTAAGTCTACATCAACAGTATTTAACACAAGTACAATAACTACTAAAAGTACTAATACTACGTTTGCAACAACAAGGAGTACTACTACCACATTTGCAACTAGTAAAAATACTACAGAAAACAGAAACACTACAGAAAGCAGGTCAACAACTACCACGTTTGCAACTAGTAGATCAACAACTACTAGTTTTGGAACAACAGTGCCAACAAGTATATCTACAAATACAACATTTTCAACAACGAGAGATACTACTACGACTTTTGCTACTTCTAAGTCGACTACAACTGCATATAATACGAGTACAACTACTTCAACGAGCAGAACTACCACTATATCAACATCTAAGAATACTACAACTACATTTTCTACAAATAAAAATACTACTGAATCGAGAAGTACTACTACAACTTACACCACAAGTACTACATTTAATACTAGCACAGCTACAACAACTGAATATACAACAACATTTAGTACATCAAGAAGCACAACCACTACTTTTGGCACAAGCAGAAGTACGACTACCACATTTTCTACAAGTAGATCAACGACTACTGCTTATACGACTACATTCTCTACAAGTAAAAATACTACTACGACATTTTCTACAAATAGGAACACAACAGAGTCTAGAAGTACAACAACTACATATACTACAAGTACAACTTATAATACAAGTAAATCAACAACGACAGTATATACAACGACATTTGCTACGTCAAGAAGTACAACTACAACGTTTAGTACAAACAAAAATACAACTGAGTCTAGATCAACAACTACGACTTATACAACAAGTACAGTATTTAATACATCTAAATCTACAACAACAACATTTAATACTTCTACAACAACAACAACAACTTATACAACAACATTTGCTACAAGTAGAAGTACCAGCACTAGTAAGTCTACCTCAACAACTTATACAACAACATTTCAAACAAGTATTATTACATCTAGGTCAACTACTTTTGCAACTAGTAGGAATACAACTACAACTTTTAATACTGTAACTGCTTATAATACTACTACGACATATAATACATCTAGAAATACATCTGAAAGTAGATCTACTGGAACTTCAAAAACCACTAGTACAGCGTTTAATACAACTACAACTTATAACACAACTACCACTTATAATACTAGTAAGAGTACAGGTGAGAGCAGAAGTACAACAACATCATACGCAACTACAACAACATATAATACAAGTAAGAATACAACAACTGTATATTCTACAGCAGCATCATTAACGGGCTTTAGTTCTACACAAGCTAGTAGTTTTAGTTTTGTATGTTTTGAAATGTTAACAGATACTTATTATACAACTAATCCACAAAACGGTGGTCCTCAAGTAGGTTCAAATGTGTATGCTCTTAATAATACAAGTTTCCCGCTGGGTGCTGGGCATAGAGGTTTCCAAACAGCAAGTGGATTTGGACCAGATACAATATATACTATTACTGGATCAGCAGGTTCTGTATCATCATTAAGTAGTTGTGGTGGAGGTTTTTCAGATAGATCATTAAAGAAAGATATTAAATTAATAGGTGTATCGCCAAATGGATTAAATATATATTCATTTAGATTTAAAGATGAGAAATATGGTAAAGGATTAATGCAAGGAGTTATGGCTGATGAAGTTGAACATATTGAAAAAGCAGTGGTAGATTGGAAAGGACTTAAATATGTAAATTATAATTGGTGTGATGAAATAGATGTAGAATTTAAACAAATAGCTGAATAATATGGGAGTTTATTTTAACGAAGACAATATAGTCGCACATACCGGTACAAATTTTGTAATAGAAAAGCTTACTAGAAAGAACGAAGATATGGAAGACTATACTATTTCTAAATTTAAATATATAGATGATGTTTTACATTGTAAGTTTAATCATGAAATACCAGCAAAACTTTTTGCAGGAGACGGAGCTGAATGCTGTGGTTGGGATGTAACAGCGGCTCAGTATAATGGATTAGCGTGGTCAGATATATTGTATTTAGGTTTATATTTAGGTAAAACACCTGATTATATTTATAAAAATAAATCTGTAGATTCCTTAGACTTAATAGAAGCAGATCAAGAAATAATAAATCATGTTAATTGGATAGATAGTAATATCAATGTTATACAGCATGATGAATGGACATATAATACATCAAAACAATATAATATTATAATATGTGATTTATGGGCTATGCCGAGCGATATAACGCAAGATCACAAAACAAAATTATTAAATAATTATAGTAATAATTTAAAAAACGGAGGTAAAATAATAATTCCTATATCAGGAGAAACATTAAATTAAAATGCCAAATACTAGTAGAAGTACAACAACAACATTCGCTACCAGTGATTTAACTGCTGAAAGTAGAAGCACGACAACGGCGTATAATACTACTACTACGTATAATACTAGTAAAAGTACTTCTGAAAGTAGAGCTACAGGTACGTCAAGAAATACTACTACAGCTTATAATACTACTACTACTTATACTACCTCAACAACTTATAATACATCAAGAGGCACTGGTGAAAGCAGAAATACAGCCACATCAAAATCAACAAGTACAGTATTTAATACAAGTAGAACAACTACGTACACAAGTTATTTTAATACAAGTAGGCTTACTAGTAAAAATACTACTACAACATTTAATACTACTACAACGTTTAATACAAGTAGAAGCACTAGTAGATCAACAACAACAACTTTTGCTACAACTAGATCTACTACAACAACATTTGCTACAAGCCGAAATACTACCGAATCTAGGAGCACAACAACTGTGTATACAACTAATACAGTATTTAATACGAGTACAGCGACCACAACAATCTTTAATACATCTACAATAACAAGTAAAAGTACCACGACCACTTTTAATACTAGTCGAAATACAATTGAACAAAGGTCTACAACAACAATATACACGACTAATACGGTATTTAATATTAGTACCGCAACTACAACTGTATTTAATACTTCAACTATAACAAGTAAAAGTACTACTACGACTTTTAATACTAGTAAAAGTACTACAACTGTATTTAATACATCAACCACTACTACCACTACTTTTAATACTAGTAGGTTAACAACTAAAAGTACTACAACAACTTTTGCAACTAGCAGAAACACTACGGAAAGTAGAAGCACCACAACTACATATACAACTAATACTGTTTATAATACAAGTACATCTACTACTACGGTATTTAATACTAGTACTGTAACTGTATTTAATACAACTACTGCTTACAGCACAAGCAGATCAACTACTACTACATTTAATACCACTAGATCAACTACTACCACGTTTAATACTAGTACAGCTACTGTAACTGTATTTAATACTTCTACGGCAACTAGTAAATCAACTACTACAACATTTAATACCAGCACAACAACAACTACTGCGTATACAACTAATACTGTATATACAACATCAACAACATTTAATACAAGTACTACAACAACAACAACATTTAACACAAGTACTGCAACTAACACTGTATATACAACAACTTTTTCAACTAATAGAAATACAACAACAACGTATAATACTAGTACAACTACGGTTTATACTACAACTACAGTATATACAACAACAACGACATTTCAAGAGTCTAGAAGTACATCTATTGGAGAAGAACAATTGCCTACCATGCAAGAAACAAGTACAACTTTTTCAACAACATTTAATACAAGTACTACAACTGTATTTAATACAAGTACTACAACAGTTACAGTTTTTTCAACAACTACTAGTTTTTGGGGTGGTGGTGCTTTTGGACAATTGGGTGGTCATTCATTTGGCGACGGTAGATAATTATATTAGTATTGTATAAAAGCATGTAATTAATATAATATGCAAATTTAAATTTAATTTTATGGAAATGTTTAATAAAACGGAACTAGATAAAAGGATAGGTCCGTTGAAAAAATCAAAAGGATTATATGATCTTGAAGCAGTTGAAGGTTATGTAATTAGAAAGTGCGGAGAACACGGTCTTGAGCATAGTTATGATGTTTTAGCTGAAGAAATGCCGTATTTTAAAACAATGGCATACACTGAATATGCTGGATGCTTTTATTTGCAACCTTTAAATTTTAAAATAAGAAATGAACAAATGATAGATGCAGCTGCGCCTAGTAGCTCTGAAATCGTTGATTATTCTTCATGGCTTATAAGTAGAATTGTAGATAATAACGCAAATAAGTATCAGGATAGAAAAGAAGAATACGATAAATATCCTTCAAAAGATTATATAGTTGTTTTGCCTGGATCTAATAAGGTACGTGAAAACGTGTGCTTGAATAGATTAAAATATATATCAAGAAAGCATGGTGATAATGTTTATTTTAAACCTCATCCTATCACAACGCACCAAATTATTGGTGAATTAAAAGATTTTTTTGGTGAAGAAAACATATTACCTAGAGATATAAATATGTACTACTATTTGCAAAAAGCAAATGGAGTATATACAACACATATAAGTGAAAGTTGTATATATGGTATAGTAGCGGGTAAAAAAACAGAACCTATTGATGTTTGGAATAATATACAAAGAGGTTCATTCTATTGTATAAATAATCATTTATTAGCAAACCAATGGAATGCTAAAGAATACATTAATAAAACTTTTTCAAACTATAAATCAGGTATTATTAATCCTGAAATAGATATAAATTGGAAAGAAAAAGTTGATTTGTATTTTAATTACATATGTAAAAAAAGAGAAACTTACAAAGACTGGTTTCTAGCAGATAAAAAATAATTTAATTTAATATTATGGCGAAAAAAGTTACTAAAAACGAATTAGAGCAAATACAAGATTTTGCTAAAAAAATAAATAATGCAACTTCCAGAATAGGCCAGCTTGAAATGGAAAAGCATGCTGTTATGCACGCTTTACACGATGTTCAAGGTGATTTTTCTGTATTTCAAAACGAATTGAAAGAAAAATATGGCGATGTAAAAATAAATATGCAAACTGGAAAATTTGAATCAAAGTTAGAAGTGTAATGGCATCCTTAGTAAGAAAAATTAGTATAGGTAGAGACTATAAAAACGACGCTATGCACTATTCGGTAGGTCAAGATGTATATGGCGGGCACACAATAGATTCAATAGTTGAAGAAAGTGATAAATTTTCTATTTATATTAAAAAAGGTAAAGAAGTTTTACCTTGGAAAGATTTTAATAAAAATATGGCTATAGCTGTTGAATATAATTTAGAATATTAATGCAAAGTTTATATAACTTTATAGTTAAGCCAAAAAAAGAAAGATACGACAATAAAAAATATATTGGTGATTTAGAATTGCTTTTAAATACAGAAATTTCAGATCATCGATATATAAGTCGTACCGGAATAGTGACGGCAGTGCCTAAGCAAAATAATACAAATATAAAAGTTAATGATGAAGTTATTGTTCATCATAATGTTTTTAGAAGATGGTATAATCAAAAGGGCAAAGAAGTAAATACAAAAAGTTTTTATAAAGAAGATAAATATTTTGTATATCCAGATCAAATATTTTTATATAAAAGAAATAATAAATGGCATGCCCCTAAAGAATATTGTTTTGTTAAACCAATTGTATCTAATAATATATTATCAAATGACAAAGAAGTTCCTTACAGAGGAATTGTAAAGCATATAAGTAAAAACCTTGATGGTATTAAAATAGAAGATTTAGTTGGATTCAAGCCTGGCAGCGAATATGAATTTATTGTTGATGGCGAAAGATTATACAGAATATTAAGTAAATTTATAACAATTAAGTATGAACGTCAAGGAAACGAAAAAGAATATAATCCAAGCTGGGCAAAAGGCAGTTGATGAATTAATTAAAGTTGCAAAAGAGCCTATTGTAGATTCTGAAGAAGATGTTGCAGCAGATAGATTAAAAAATGCAGCAGCTACAAAAAAGCTGGCTATATTTGATGCTTTTGAAATACTTAATCGTATTGAGCAAGAAAAAGCACTAATAGAAGGCACAACAATACAAGAAAAAGAAAATACTTTTAAAGGTTTTGCTGAAAGAAGATCTAAGTAATGTATACTCAATCATTGTATAATATTATAGAGCCTGTAAAAATTAATACTATTAAAAGGCTTAATAAATCAAAAAAATGGAACTATGGCTACAATAAAGAAAATGATATTATCGTTATATCAAAAACTGGTCAAATTGGTGAAATATATCAAATTCAAAATTTACGGATAGCATTACCACCTGCGCCTAAAAATATTAAGAAAAAAAATAATAAATGGGAGGTGCACGAATATCCAAAAGAATTATCAAAATTAAAAACAATATTTGATTGGAAAGACTTACCAACAGACTTTAAAAATAAGTGGCATGGTTATATTGATAAAGAATTTACTAAGCGCGATGAAGGCTATTGGTTTTACAATAAAGGTAATCCCACTTATATTACTGGGGCTCATTATATGTACTTGCAGTGGACCAAGATTGATGTTGGGAAGCCAGAGTTTAGAGAAGCAAACAGATTATTCTTTATATTTTGGGAAGCTTGCAAAGCAGACAACAGATGTTATGGAATGTGCTACCTCAAAAATAGACGGAGTGGCTTTTCATTCATGGCATCATCAGAGACTGTTAACCAAGCTACCATCTCTTCAGACTCTAGATATGGTATACTTTCAAAATCAGGTGCTGATGCCAAAAAAATGTTTACAGATAAAGTCGTACCAATATCTGTTAACTACCCATTCTTTTTTAAACCAATACAAGACGGAATGGATAGACCTAAAACCGAGCTTGCATATAGAGTACCCGCAAGTAAATTTACTAGACGTAAAATAATTGTAAATGAAAAAACCGAAGAACTGGCTGGGCTCGATACTACGATTGATTGGAAAAATACTGGTGATAATAGTTACGATGGTGAAAAGCTTGCGTTACTTGTACATGATGAGGCCGGTAAATGGGAAAGACCAGAAAACATCTTAAATAACTGGCGTGTAACTAAAACTACATTAAGGTTAGGATCCCGAGTTATAGGTAAATGTATGATGGGTTCAACAAGTAACTCACTTGATAAAGGTGGTGAAAACTTTAAAAAACTATATAATGATTCAGATGTTACAAAAAGAAACCGCAATGGACAGACTCGCTCAGGATTATATAGTTTGTTCATACCTATGGAATGGAACTTCGAAGGATTCATTGATTCTTATGGATTACCTGTATTC